TTATTAAGCATTGAAGATAAACTTAATCAGCTCATAGAAAAAGATAAACCAAAGACAACGAGGAAAAAAACCAGTGGTAATACTCGTAAATCCAATGTGGTCCGTAGAGCATCTAAATAAAGATTCTAACTATGTGCACATCAAAAAAGTTGTTGAAAACTATACTAAACTATATCCTGATACTTATTTTATCATCCCTTTTCCTATCAAACATTTTAAGTATTTTGAAGATGGTTTTTTCGACAACCCTAAAGTAGAAAGAATTCCTTACAAAATACCTTTAGCTAAAAAAATAAACAATATTACATTCGATGGTGAATGGTATAAAGATGTTATTGAAAAATACAACATAGCGATTGTATATAATCAAATACCAGAAGTAACAGGTCAGCTAAAATGTATCGATACTCATTTTCAAAGCAACATAAGTGTTGTCAATCAACATCATTATATATACCATGATTCGTTGCCTTATACTTTAGAGGGTCAAATGCAATATGTTTACTGGCAAATACTTGGTGATGTCTTAGCAGATGAAAACATATTTAATTCTAAATACACAATGTGGATGGTTGAAGATAATGTAGAAAAGTATATGCCTGACTTCAAAGACAAAGTTAAAGGAACAGTAGTTCCGTTTGGATTATATAACCCTAAAGATGTAGTTAAAAATGAAAAGTTTGAGAAGTTTACCTTTGTTTACAATCACAGGTTACAAGCCTATAAAAACTGGGAAGTAACTTTTGATATGTTTGATGACCTATACAAAGATTACGACTTTGATGTTGCAGTATGTCCTGTTGGTACAAGCAATCTTGTTGCTATAAATAAAAAACCTTATACAAAGATATATGAATGTAAAACTCAAAAGCAATACTATGATGTATTAAGCAAATGTCATGCCAATACTTTTAACTCACAATACGAAACTTTTTGTATATCTATATTCGAAAGCATGATGCAAGGATTAGCTACAATTGTTCCCGAAGCAACAACAATGCCAGAGCTTCTAGGCTCTGGTAACGAACAACTCTTTAGAGACAAAGATGAGCAACTAAGCTTAATTAAAAGAATGTTAGAAAATCCTAATCTTGCAATTGGATGGGGAGAGCACAATAGCCAGAGAGCCAAAACCTTTTCCGTTGAAAATTATTGCAAAAGACTTCGTGCGATATTTACACAACAATTAACCAAGAAAAACATGTTTGAAAGTTTAAAAGACAAAAACAAAGAAAAGCTGATGAAGTTTTTAAACAAGTTCGATACAATCAAGGCTTCTGAGCTCAAAAGAATACGAAGACATATAAATTTGTCTAATCAATCTGTTCCAAATCATAGACTTGTAAACATCATGTATCATGCAGGATATGACCAAATAATTAAAAAAGATGAGCCTATATTCGTAAAACAACTTGACACAAAAGATTAAACACTCATATTTATAATATGGGTTATCGTATATCGAATACCAAGCTAGAACAATTAATAACAGAATACAAAGGATTTGTTACTAGAATTTGTAAAGCTGCGGGGATATCAAGACAAGCTTTTTATGCAAGACTAGAAAGACATCCCAATTTGCAAAAAAAATTAGATGAAGCAAGAGATGAGGTAATAGACTTTGCAGAATCAAAATTACTAGAGCTTATAAACGAAAAACATTATCCTAATATCAGATTTTATTTAGAAACTCAAGCCAAAGATAAGGGCTATGTAATAAAACAAGAAATAGAGAACAAACATACAATAGACAGTATTGTAGAAGTTCCCGAAATGACAGCACATGAGCCAACAATCGAAGAAATCAGAGAAGAAACAACAGAACACTAATATAATTTGGAAACCAACTCCAAAGCAATTAGAGTTCTTAAAAGCAGGTGCAATATTTGAAGTTGCATACTTAGGTGGTGCAGGTAGCGGTAAATCATCTGTATTACTAATAGATGCCTGTAGACAAATGATGTACGAAGATGCTAAAGCTGTAGTCTTTCGTAGAACAACTAGAGAGTTAAGACAGCTTATTGATTACTCACAACAAATATATAAAAAGTTAGGAGCTAAATGGAATCAACATCAATCTTTTTGGCAATTTCCTAGTGGTGGCAAAATCTTTTTCTCTCACATGGAAACAGTAAATGACAAGTTTCAGCATGATGGACAAGAGTATAGTGCAGGAGTTTTTTTTGATGAAATAACATCTTTTGAAGAAGAACAATATTTGTATCTACATTCTAGGTGTCGTTCCACTAATCCAAAACTTATTCCTAGAGTAAGATGCACAGGCACTCCAGTAGGTAAATATGTAGACTGGGTTCGTAAAAGATTTGTAGAGCCAGGTGCTTATAATATTTATGAAGAGCCTAACACAGGTTTAAAAAGATTGTTTATACCTGCTACTTTAGATGACAACCCACATTTGCAGCAAAATGATAAAATGTATGAGCAAAGACTTAAAATGCAAGGTGATAAAATTTATGCTGCTCTTAGATATGGTGATTGGTCAAAAATAGAAGGAACATGTTTTCCCGAGATGTCGGTACAACAACATTTAATATCTTCTTATAAGCCTTCAGAGAATGACATTATAATTAGAGGTTTTGACTATGGATTCTCTGCACCATTCGCTACAGTTTGGTTAGCTTATACTGGAGAAAAAGAATTAATTTGTTTCAAAGAATATGTTGGAACAGTAGATGGTAGCAATAAAGGGTTACAAATGCCTGCAAACGAAGTAGCTAAAAACATAAAAGATATAGAAAAAGCTAATGGTTTTTATGCTTCACATTGTCCATCAGATGTATCAATGTGGAATAGGCACAATCAAGGTGAATCAATAGCAGAGATATTTGAATCAGAAGGTTTAGTAATGCATAGAGCAAATAATGATAGAATTTACGGAACACAACAATTACACATGAGATTAGCAAATTTACAACATACAGGTAAACCAACACTAATATTTACAGAAGATTGCCCCTATACTTTCAAAGCAATGAGCCAAATACAAGTAGACAAGAAAAACATTGAGACTTATGATACTAATGGATTTGACCACCCTGTAGATGCATTGAGGTATGCAGTTTGCGAAATGCCAATAGAAGGAGATGCGGCGATGAGCCCAGTAGATGTTTTTGGTGATAGAATATCTGCCAATATGCCTTTTTAACCTTTACTTTATATACGATATCAAATAAACTATATTGAAATGGCTTTACTTGACAAGATTACGAAAATATTTCAAAAAGAACAACCGACTAAAGTAAGATTAGGCGAATTAGCTAGTTCAGAATCTAAACTAGCTTACAAGAATGGCATTATACCATACAACCCTGATACATTGGTATCAAGAAAGGGTATGCAAATATACGACCAGATGAGAATTGATGATATGGTTAAGTCTTCATTAAGCCTTAAAAAATTTGCAACATTAGCACCTAATTTTAAAATTGTACCTGCAACAGACAGTTCTTCAGACAGAGAGATTGCAGATTTTGTTAATTATACAATAAGTGAAATGGAGGGCTCAATGAACGATGCTCTCTTTCAAATTATGTCAGCTTTAGACTATGGCTATTCTATAACAGAAATTAATTACAAACTGTATGACTCAGGACCTTATGCTAACAAAGTAGGTCTAAAAAACTTAAAGACTAAAAGACCACACTGGTACGAATTTAAAGTAGACAAATACAGTAACCTTAAAAAAAGAGGTGTGATTTATACCTATGAAGGTTTAGAACAAAAATTACCAACCAACAAGTTTTTAATATTCAGTTACAACAAAGAGTTTGGTAATCATTATGGACAATCTGATTTAAGGTCAGCATATAGAGCTTTTTGGTCTAAAGACACAATAATAAAGTTTTGGAATATTTACTTAGAAAGATTTGCAAACCCAACAGTTCTTGGAAAGTATAGAAACAATGACCCGCAAACAACTGTTAATCTTAGAAAGATACTTGATAATCTAACTGCTAAAACATCTATTACACACAGAGTAGATGAATTTGACATTAGTTTCTTAGAGCCATCAAGGAGTTCAACTGATGACTTTAAAACTGCAATTAATTATTATGATAAATCTATTGCTCGTTCTATTCTTATCCCTGATAGGCTAGTAGCTGAAGGGCAGTTTGGAGCATACTCACAAGCAAAAGTACACTTCGATGTTTTCTTATATGTTCTTGGAAAGCTAAGACAAGACTTAGAAGAAATTGTTATGCAAGAACAATTAATTAAAAACATAGTTCAAATAAACTACGGCAATGTAGCATTGCCTAAGTTTCAATTCAACCCAATGACTGATGACCAAAAACTAGAACTCAATCAGTTATTCGTAGATGCAGTATCTAAAGGTGTAGTTCAAGCAACACAATTAGACCAAAATGCAATAAGAGAAAACTTACATTTCCCAACAGTAAATTCTATTAAAGACCCTGCACCTCAAGAAGGTTTAGGAGAAGAGCCAATAGCCGAAGATGATGACCTTGAAGATTCTGAAGAAGTGATTACCTCTAATAATAGTCAGGTAGATTTAAGACCTACCGAAGCTATGGCTAAAGAAGGAGTTAAAGCACTAGAATGGAGAAAGGAGTTTGGAAGGGGTGGAACTGCCGTTGGGATAGCTCGAGCAAGACAATTAAAAAACAGAGAGAACTTGTCTCCAAGTACAGTCAAGCGAATGCACAGTTTCTTTTCCCGACACGAAGTAGACAAAAAAGCACAAGGGTTCAGACCAGGAGAGAAGGGTTATCCAAGTAACGGAAGAATTGCTTGGGCAATGTGGGGTGGAGACCCTGGACAATCTTGGGCTAGGTCAAAAAGAAATCAGCTTGAAAATAGACCAGCTTCGGACCAACAAGAAGCAATAGAGTATAGTGCTAGAGATGAAGCACTTAAAAAGAAAGTAGCTGACCATAACGAAAAATATGGTGGCACAAACAAAAGAACAAACATGAGAACACTTCGAGTTGTTTACAACAGAGGGATTGGAGCTTATAGAACTAATCCTGGAAGTGTTAGACCATCTGTAAAATCACCACAACAATGGGCTCTTGCAAGAGTAAATAGTTATCTATATGCACTTCGCAATGGTCGTTTTCGTTCTGGCAAACACGATACTGATTTATTTCCTAAAGGACATCCACTTAGTTCAAAATGACAGAAGTCGCATCAATAGTAACACATAGTCAAGTTCAACCAATACAATCCTTTGTAAAACAAGACATTAGGTGTTACAATTGTAATAAATTACTAGCAAAATCAAATGTCAAGGATTTTGTTGGAATTGAAATAAAATGTCCGAGATGTCGGGTAATAAATGAGGTGTAAATATGCCAGGAATACATGGTAAAGACAAAGAAAAAGACATGGGTGTCCACGATAAAGAAAAAGAGATGGGTGTTCATGACAAAGACAAAGACATGGGAATGTTAAGACCTGATGTTCAAGAAAAAATGACTAGAGAAGAATTGTATGCAATGGAAGATGTGTATACAACTGCTGAAAAAGCAGAAGCTAGAGCTAAAGAAATGGGTGGCGAAGGTTCTCATTCACATACTCATGTTATTGATGATGAAAAAGTAACTATGTATATGCCGTTTCCAAGTCATGAAGCTTATATGGAAGCTAAAGAAAAAATGAAAGAAAACGAAATGGATGATGACAAAGATATGGGTGCTCATGAAGATGAAGAAAAAATGGCAATTACACCTAGAGATGTTCACACAGAAAAACCAATCGGCTCTTATGCACAATCTGACTGCGATTGTGATGAAAACAAAGATGTATGCGATTGTAAAGAAGAACAAAAGAACAATGCAGTCGAACAAACTTATAACCTTAATGGTGTCGAAATATTTTCAACTGGTATCTGGAATGGCGACAGATATAGTGAGAAGGACCTAGATGCCATGATAGAAAACTTTGATGATGTGGGCTTTGAACCACCCATCAAGCTAGGACATAATGAGGAACAATCTGAGTTGCAAGATGGACAACCTGCTCTTGGTTATATCTCCAAAATCTATAAGGTAGGTAGTAAACTCGTTGCTGATTTCAAAGAACTTCCTAAGAAAGTATTTGATGCAATAAAAAGAGGAAACTACAAAAGAGTTTCAAGTGAAATATATTGGAACTACAAAGCCAATGGCTCAACTTTCAATAGAGTACTTAAAGCAGTAGCTTTATTGGGAGCTGATATTCCTGCTGTTACCAACTTAGAATCAATCGAAGGATTGTATTCCAACATGGGAACAGGGGAAGTCAAATACCACTATAACGGAAAGGAGAGTGAAATCATGGAAGAAAATCATGATAAGGTTTCAATCCAAAAGTACGAAGATGAAATTTCACAACTTCGCAAAGAAAAAGAAGAAGTTATGAAAGAGTATCAAGCACATAAAGATGAAATCAAAAAAGAAAATATCGCTTCATACATGGATAGTTTAAAGACAGAAGGCAAAATTCTTCCTGTCCAGTATAAAGAGGTAGAAGCACTTCTTTCAACTGCAACTGATGAAAAAGTTTTTTCTTATTCAAAAGATGACAAAGAAATCAACTTATCTCAGTTTGAACTTGTAACAAGCATCCTAGACAACATGCCAAAAGTTGTTGAGTTTGCTGAAATATCAGAGGAAGGCGGCGAACCACAAGTAGTTGCTGACTATGATAATGCAGGTGTAGAAGTTGACAGAAGAGCAAAACTTTATCTTGAACAGAAAAAAGCTGAGAATTATGGCGAAGCTGTATTAGCTGTTCTTAAAAACGATAAAGAATTATCAGATAAATATGAAGAAGAAAGGAGATAACAATGAGTAGACAATACGAATCTATGATAGCAGCTGCAAACTTAGAAAATTATCAGTATCACTTGGTAAAAGTTTCTGCGGCAAACAAAGTAAACAGACAACATTCAGCAGGTGGCGACATCTTTGGTGTATTAAACAATAAGCCAAAAGCAGATGAACATGCAACTGTAGTAGTTGGTGGAGTAACAAGATGCTTCGCTGGTGGTACAATTGCTGCTGGTAATGAAATTACAGCTACAGCATCAGCAACAGCAGTCGCAGCAGCATCAGGAGACTTTATTATCGGACAAGCTATTACAGCAGTTGCTTCTGGTAGTAACTTCCAAATGTTAATCACACATGCTGGATATAAAAGTTAATTTAATCTAAGGAGATAAAAAAATGGGAATAGGACCAAGAGATGTTCACATTGATGTACCTTTAAGCAATTTAGTTGTAGGCTTTGAGCCACAAAATACAATTGTTCAAGACATATATCCAATCGTGAATGTTCAAAAACAATCAGATGTGTTCTACAAATGGACTAAAGGAGATTTCTTTAGACTTCCTGAAACAACAATTAGAGCACCAAGAACAAAAGGTAGAACAGTTAACTACAATGTATCATCAGATACATTCTATGCACATAACTATGCCTTAGTAGATGAAATAGACTACGAAACAATGGTTAATGCTGATGCACCTCTACAAATCAGAGAGAAAGCAGCAAGAAACCTACAAAACTTATTAATGTTAGACTATGAGAACAGAGTTGCAGACCAATTAAGAACTGGTTCAAACTTAGGTTCTAATGCAACAGTTTCCTCTAAATGGGATTCTACTGCATCTGGAACTTCTGACCCTTTTGCTGATATTCAAACAGCTAAAGATTCTATCAGAAGTACAACAGGCTTAGAAGCTAACACAATTATCTTTGGTAGAGAAGTCTACAATGCTCTTTTAAGACATGCAGACATTCTTGAAAGAATCAAATATGTTCAAAGAGGTGTTGTAACAAAAGACCTTTTAGCTGCATTATTTGATGTCGACAAAGTGTTAATAGGTTCAGCTATTAAAAACACAGCAGAAGAAGGACAAGCAGATAGCTTTAGCTCAGTATGGGGTAAAGACACTATCATTGGACACTTCACTAATGGACCTGATGCAGATGGAAGAAACCCTTCATTAGGATATTCTTTCAGATGGACAAATCCATTGTTTGGTACACCTATGGCAGTTGAATCATGGGAAGACCCAGACCACGGAAACTACATGAATATGAGAGTTCAGTATTATCAAGATGAGAAAATCGTTGCTCCTGAACTAGGATATTTATGGGAAGACTGTGTTAGTTAAACACTAAACTAGGGGGAGCTTCTTGCTCCCTCTTTTACTACCCATAGTGCATGGGTCAAAAGCACTCCATAAGACATGGGCTACAAGTCTCGCATAGGTCATGCGATAAAAGACACAACAACAATAAGAGGTGTTTTATGACAAATGTAAGTTCATCAGCTTTAAGAGTTTACCAAAAACAACTAAAAGCTAAGAAAAGACTTTCAATCTTTACAAAAGTAATATACAATATGTAATGTAAAGGGATAACAATATTGATTGTTAAACGAAGAAAGCTAAGAGATTAGCACTACCCTTTACCACTTGATTACCATGAGTAACAGAGAAAGATGGCAACCAACAAAATATCAAGATTATCTAGTATCTAACAAGGGTCGTGTTAAATCTCTTAAGTTACATAGAGGAACTCATTTTCGTTATTTATCACAAACTCCAGATAAGGATGGATATTTAACAGTTTCTATTTATGATAATAAAAAACATTATAAACCGAAAGTACACAAGCTAGTTGCAGAGGCTTTTTGCAGAGGCAGGTCAGAGGAAAAAAGGTGGGCATTACACAAAGATGGCAATAATCAAAACAATAGGGCTACTAATATATACTGGGGTTCTCCTGCTGATAATGTTAGGGATATGCACCTTCATGGTAATGCTAAGAATTGGTGGACATCTGAAAAGAATGTTGCAAGAAAACTTAAACTACAATCCGTAAAAAGAATCAAAAGAATATTAAAAGAAGATAAAACAAGAGGTGTGCAATCTCGTTTAGCGAGAGAATATAATGTAGCACCTAAAACAATATCAGATATAAAGGTAGGTAAATCATGGCAAAACATAAGCTAGACATGGCATTTTTAGTAGCAGGTATGGAACTATATCCAGACATAATGAAAGAAAAATCTTTAGGTGGCTCAGAAACAGCAGGTATTGAAATGGCTCATGCTATGGCTAGAAGAGGACACAATGTAAAACTATTCTGTAATACTAAAGAAACAAAAAAGCATGAAGATGTTTCTTATCATCCTTTAAGCCAAACAGGGCAAGGACTAGATAACTTTTTAAATTATGTAACTTCAGCTCCAATTGATGTTGTAATAAATCAAAGAATACCTCAAGCATTTAGTTTACAATCTAAAGCTAAACACAATGTTCTCTGGCAACATGACTTTGCAACAGTCAAGCAAAGACAAGAGTTTAATTCATGCCTCTGGAATGTTGACCAAGTATTTTGTCTAAGTGATTGGCAGATAAATCAATACAAAGATATTTATGGACTAGACAATAAAGATATTGATTATAACTACGATATGTTCTTTAAAACTTCTAATGGTATATCTGAAATACCTGACTATAAAATTACGAGAAAGAAAAAACAATTAGTATTTACGAACAGACCAGAAAGAGGAATGGACACATTGCTTTTACAAATAATGCCAGCAATATGGAAACAAGATAAAGATGTAGAACTTGTAATATCTGGATATGACAATACAGCTCCACAGATGGTTGAGTATTACGAAAAGATGGCAATGACAATAGCCAATTATGCTAGACAAGGATTTAAAATAAAACATGCAGGACATCTAACAAAAGAACAATTATATAAACTTTATCAAGAATCCACAGCATTTATTTATCCGACAATGTTCTATGAAACTTCTTGTATTACTGCTATGGAATCACAAGCATGTGGACTACCAATGATTACTACAAATAGAGGTGCATTGCCTGAAACTTTATGTCAGAAAGGCAACATCCTTATCGAAGGACCAACTAATACAGAGAAGTACACAAACGAATTTGTGGATGCAGTTTTTACAATTATTGAAGAACATGGAACTGGTAAACAAGATATTAGAAAAGAACATATGAAAAAGAAAATCTTTGATTACAATTGGGATAGAATAGCTGAGAAGTGGGAAAAGAACTTCCTAGAGCAATTTAAGCTCAAAACAGAGCATAAATATTCTTTATATGAACATTTACTCCAGAAAGAAGATATCATGACTTTAAGACATGCTATGACCAAACATGATAATGTTGTTGACTACACAATGAAATATAGAAAGCTTCTCGGTTGTCAATATTCTTACATTGATGATAGGAACTTCTACAGAAAGAAATATCAAAAACTTGGAGCAGAATACATTCTAAAAGAAACTGTTTTTGAACCAAGAAAATATCCTAGAACTGATATAATGTTAAATGCTTTTAAACAATATCATAACAATAAACCTATTAAGAATATGTTGGACTTTGGTGCAGGAATTGGGAACGAAGCATATTTCTTTGCAGAAGAACTTGGTTGCAATGTAGACTGTGTCAATATATCTGCTGAAGAGAACGAAGGTTCATTCAAACTTGTAGACCAAACAAAACCAGAACTGCTAAGTCAAATCAAATTTATTACGGCAGATGAAGATACATTGCAAGTCGATGCAAAGTACGATGGACTACATCTTGGTGAAATCTTAGAGCATCAACCATATCCAAGTGAGTTTATGGGAAAGCTCGTTAAGTTTATTAAAAAAGATTCCCCAGTAGTAATAAGTGTGCCAGTAGGACTTTGGGAAGATGAAAGACAAGCTCACCTGTGGAACTTTGAAAGAAGAGATTTGCAAGAGATATTCGGAGAACAAGACAATTTAAATATTCAGCTTATGTCAGGACCTTATAACAATAATCTCCAAGATAGATTGGGTTGGTTTGTTGTATCGTTTACTAAGAGCAATAAACCTTTTGGGCATGTGAACCTTGATAGGAAGTTAGCAATACAATCCCCTAGAGAAACAATAAGCACTTGTATCATAACAAAAGATGAGGAGAACGAGATTGGTGGTTGCTTAGAATCAGTCAAAGCAATATCTAACGAGATTATAGTTGGCGATACAGGCAACACTGACAACACTAACAATATAGTTGAGAAGCATGAAGCAATAATAATAAAAGCTAGAAATCCAAAAGAATATGGATTTGATGAAGCTAGAAACGATACAATAGAAAAAGCAAACGGCTCATTAATACTTTGGATAGATGCTGATGAAAGATTGATGGATAATCGCAAACTTATAAAATATTTAAGAAGAAATCCGTTCAACGGATATAGCATCAAACAAGTACACCACACAGTTGACCCCATTGGAGAGCCGAAAGTAGATATGCCAATAAGGTTGTTCCGTAACAATAAAGGAATCAAATTTTATGGCTTTGTTCATGAACATCCAGAGATAGCAATGGGCAGAGGAGTTGGAGCTTCGATGATATGCTCCGATGTTTTAATATCTCATACAGGATATCTTACAGAAACAATAAGAAGAGACAGATTTAAAAGAAACATACCCATGATGTTTAAAGACAGAGAAAAGTACCCTGACCGACTTCTCGGCAAATTCCTGATGCTCAGAGATTGGGTGCACATGGCTCGTTATGCTTTTGAAGAAAACAATAAGCAAATGAATCCGAAAACAATAGAGTATGCAGAGAATGCAATTAAAGCATTTGATGAAACATTCTTAAACGATAACAATATGTATCAAGATGAAGCAATACAATTCTATTCAGAGGCTATGGCGATGTTAAACTTAGGGCATGCCTACAGTACATCGACAATATTTGAGGATGCATCGGGCAAAAAGCATACAGTTGAAGTAGCTGGTAGATTCAAAACTCAAGATGATTTCAATACGATTGTTAACAACAAATTAAAAGCAATTAAGAAAGAATACGATAACGAGTTTATCTAAACCCCTGACATCATTAGCAAAACTTTTTTTATAAAATAGTTGACAAAGATATATCTATTTGATATTCTTATAAATGTACGGAGGTAAAGATTATGAGCAATCATTATAACGACAGATTTTTAGAACAGCGATATGAGCAGTATCTTGAGGAAGGTAAGTCAGAAGCCGAAGCTAAGAAAGAAGCAGAGCTAGACTTATTACTAGAAGATGATGATTCATGGAGAGAATATGATATAGATGAGGAGGACTTAGACTAATGCACAAGATGAAAGATAAATTTGATTTAAATGAAATACTAGATTTAAAAGAAAAGAACACAGCACAAAATCATACTTGGACTTATCAAGATGGTGTTGGCTTAAAGATTTATGAACTGAAAGCAGGTGCTAGTATGATAGATATTGTCAATAAACAAAAAGAAAATTGCGATGATGATATCTATTATCTCAAAAAAGAATGTGTATACAGAACTGCAAACGATACAGCAAAGTTGCTTGGAGTAAACAAGATAATACACATCAAACATCATTTTAGGAGTGTGGTATAAATGAATGAACAAATTAAATTATTAGAAGTTGTTAGAGAAGCTAAAGATGCAATTGCAGAGAACATAGGCTTGCATAATCATGCACAGGAAACAATAAGCTCCCTAAGAGAACTATGTCTTGCATTAAATGACAAAGTAAACCTTGAGCGAGATAGGGTAGACTTGTTAGAGAAGAAGATAGATATTCTTGAGGAGATGTTAAGAAATGGAAAGTGTTAAGGAAGAATACGAAAAAGTTATGGCAGTTAAGGAAGAGCACTTGGTAAAGATTCAAGAGCAATTAAAGCTAATACAAATGGATTATGATATGCCAGAGCCAATGTGGTACATGATTTTCTTAGAACTTTGCTTAGACAAAGTAAGAAGCAATATCACAGAGGAACTGTTTTTCGATGTGCTTGAGCAATCTGCTAATACAATTAACAGATTACATAAAGAAGAAAAGAATTAAGACACTAATCGGTATTGAATTTTCGCAGGCAACCTCCTCGCTCAAATTGCCTGTTTTTGATTAGTGTATGCAGGGGAAGGTTTTTTGTTTAATTTTACCTTCCCCACCTCCTCCTACTTGACAGAAGTATATAGAAATGATAATATAATAAAGAGGTAAAAATTTATGAACACAAAGAAATTATATTTTGCATACGGCATGAATACTAATGATGCCGAGATGTCGGCAAGATGCCCCGATGCTGAGTTTATCGGCAAAGGCAAAATCAAAGGTTATAGACTTGCATTTAGAAGTGTAGCTGACTTTGAAAAGGCAGAGGATGCAACATTACATGGTGCATTGTGGTTGATATCCGATGAAGATGAAAAGGCATTAGACAGGCTAGAAGGTTATCCAAATCTTTACGGAAAGCTTTATACCGATGTCCTATACAACAAAAAAGTCATTAACAATGTAATGATATACAAGATGAACAGCGATGATTATTCCGAGCCGAGTAATCATTACTACAATTGTTTAGTTGAAGGTTATCACTTTGCAAAGTTACCGCAAGGACAGCTTATCGGAGCTAAACAATTTAGCATCGACAATACAAAACCAAAAGGATTGTTTTATTGGAATGAAAGCTTCCCAGTCTAACAATAACAATAATAACAATAACAATATCTCGTATATTGATATATTATGGGGTATCTGTTTCGGACTCATGTTTTACGGAATCGCCATGACTATCTACACACTTTTCAGTACATAAACCTTATATACACTTAAAGTACACTAAATATTTTTTTATAAGATGGTTGACAGATGTATATATATTTGTTATCATACTATATGATTAAAAAGTTACTAAAAGACACATTAAAATTTTCATTGTGGGTTGCTTTGCTGATTACTAAATTTGCTATTTACGGCTTTTTAATGTTTGTAGCGGTGGTGTTAGTCGGTGTGGCATCTGGCGATGAATAGAGGAGGCTTTATGAGCGAACACGAAAGATATAACGGATGGACTAACTACGAAACATGGTGTTTAAATATCTGGATAGATAATGACCAGTATTTATACGAAAGGAAGGCGGAGCTAATCCGCGAGGTTTCAATACATTACGATGATAAGCAGGTATACGAATTAAGCTTATTACTTGAAAGTATGGTTGAGGAACTCAAAGAGGATGTGCTAGAAGTTGGCTTAATGTCTGATTTGCTAGGCGGTGCAATTGGTAAGATTAATTTTTATGAACTTGCCGAGCATTATTGGGAAGACTTCAACGAAGACTTTAAAAGATATCAGGCAGAAAACGAGGAACTAAAACAAGAAAGACTTGCTAATCTAAAACAACC